ACTTAAAGGTCGATTCAGTGTCTGTCACGGCAATCACTAAAAAGTTGAAAGCCAAATGGACACCAGAACTTGGTCAGGATCTTAATGCCTACCATAATCTGGATGCTGAAGTCGAACTTACATCGATTCTTTCCGAGCAAATTGCTCTTGAGATCGACCGTGAGATCTTGTCGGACCTTGTCAATGGCGCTGCAGCTAGTACTTATTACTGGGCTCGCTCGCCTGGTATGTTCTTGCGTAGAGACACTGGTGTTGAAGTTGGCGCGGCAGCGGCCGCACCCGACTTCACCGGTACTGTTTCTGAGTGGTATGAAACCCTCATTGAGACGATCAATGACGTTTCCGCTCAGATCCACCGTAAGACTTTGCGTGGTGGTGCTAACTTTATCGTTACCTCTCCTGAAGTTGCAAACATTATGGAGTTTACTGCTGGTTTCCGAGCTAGCGTGACTGCTGATGACAACAAAGGTGTTGCAGGTGGCCAAAAGGTTGGTAGCATTAGTAAGAAGTTTGACGTTTACGTTGATCCTTACTTCCCGCGTAACCTTTGTCTTGTTGGACGTAAGGGCAATAGCTTCCTTGAAAGTGGCTATGTATATGCTCCTTATGTGCCGTTGCAAGTTACTCCCACAATCTTTGGTGTGGAAGACTTCGTGCCCCGTAAGGGTGTCATGACTCGATACGCCAAGAAAATGGTTCGTCCTGATATGTATGGCTTAGTCATCGTACGCGGACTCCTTGGTGAGAGTGGTGCAACTAGCTAAAAACTAATTTAGTTTAGTTTTAAACTACTAAGCCCCAGTTTCTTCGGAAACTGGGGCTTTTTTATGCTCAAAACAAAATGATCTTAAAAAAACGCATTTGCCAAAATTTTACGAGGCCAATTTTTTGAGATTTCAAGCTATGGAGACTACTTACTTATGAACTGAAGAAGTTCACCCGTGTTTTTGACATGATTATAAATGGCGAAAAGCCAATGGAGGGTTTTAGATTATGGGTAGCAAGAGAGTAGGATTAGCGAGGGTAGAGGCGCTGTTGGAAGCGCAAGATCGCGATTTGGCATTAAATGGATCAACGATACATTTTAAGAAAGCGAGTTCGTCACCAACCGGCACCAGCACACAATTAGCAGCAGCTGACTCAGGAAAAGTTATTTTCATGGATGCATCGTCTGCTAACACGATCACGTTGCCGGCAGTCGCAGACATTGCGGCCGGGTGGCACATAAAAGTTATTTTGACAGCCACAGGTGCCGCCGGTATCGTTCAGACATCTGGTTCTGAAAATGTGATCACCGGGCAAGTTAATGTTGTTGATGCAGACGGCTCGTCGCAGACTGTAACATCTGACGCCGATGCCGACACCATCACTTTTGTCGATACATGTCTGGCAGGCGCCTGGGTTGATATTGTATCCAACGGCAGCTTGTTTTTTGTACATGGGTTTGGAACCCACGCGACAGCTTCCAGCAAGCTGACGCTAACCAAAGCCAGCTAGCGATTAACAATAGTTATATAAGCATTGTTAACATCTCAAAACCCCACTTCTTTCGGGAGGTGGGGCTTTTTCTTAAAATCTCCAATACAATATTATATAATATAACAAAAGGAGTTCACTATGGGTAAGAAAAGAAGACTGTTAACTAAATTATCTAAACTTGGCAAAAAATATGCTGCGCACCCTCTTTTGCAATCGTTAAAAAAAGAGACTACTGATGCCGAGACACCAGAGCTTCCAGCTGTTGAGGAAGAGCCAATTGTTGAGGAAGATCCAATTATTGAAGAAAAGGTAGTATTGAAGAAAGCCGTGACTAAAAAGAAAAAATCCGGCCGCACTAAAAAGAAAACCACTGCTAAAAAGGACTAATATGCTCATTTAGCATTCCTCAAACTATTTATAGCGAGGAGAATTAATTAAATGGCAGTCCCGGCCTTAAACCCAAAATCTCAGACGAGCACCGTGGTGCTTCCATCCGCTAGCGTTCCCGGCGATGTAGAAAACAACAATTCTCTACCTTTCCAGATTTACTCGGATTCTAGCACCCCATCAGGATTGTTTTCTCAATACTTTTGTTCAGGCGCCGCCGAACAGGTAGCCTACACATACAAAAAATTTGGTGGTGATGTATTAGATGTTGAATTAACAAGTGGCAGCGTATTCGCCACATATGAAGAGGCCCTCCTAGAATATTCTTACCTCGTTAATATTCATCAAGCAAAAAATTCACTTTCAGACTTATTGGGCGCTACAACAGGCACCTTTGATCATGAGGGTCAAATTAAAAGCACTGATGGCTTATCTGGTAAAAACATTAATCTTAAATTTCCTCGTTTTGAATTTGCATATGCCCGAAGGGTGGGTTACGGTGTTTCGACTGAAGCGGGATTTGGCGGAGAAACAACAATTTATTCGGCCTCTTTTAGCGGCTCTAACGGAGACCAAGATTTCGACCTGCAGAAAATCTTATCTTCGTCTGCAGCAACTGATTCTTCTAAGGAGTATTCCGGTAAAATTGGCAATAAAAGAATTAATATTACAAGAGTATATTATAAATCACCCCAAGCTATGTGGCGGTTTTACGGATACTACGGAGGCCTAAACACAGTTGGCGATTTATCTAGTTATGGCCAGTGGACAGATGATTCAACATTCCAGATAATTCCACCGTGGCAAAACAAAGCGCAGGCCATGGCTTTTGAAGACGCTATTTATACAAGAAATTCACACTATTCATATGAGATAAAAAACAATAAAATAAGATTATTCCCCGCTATTGTTACCACTAGCCCGAGTCAGTTTTTTTTGGAGTTCTTTGTAGATTCCGATCCATGGGACGCTGGAGATGTATCTGGACGAGGCGGAGGCGCCCCAATCGAGGGGATAAACAACATGAATACACTTCCTTTTGAAAATCTTCCCTATGACAATATTAATGCAATTGGAAAACAGTGGATTCGTAGATTTGCCTTATCGTTATCTAAGGGAATATTAGGAACTATAAGAAGTAAATTTGCAACAATACCCATTCCTGGTGATTCTGTAACTTTAGACGGAAAAGACTTAGTCACCCAGGCCCAGACCGAACAAAAAGATTTAAGAGAAGAACTAAAGACCATCTTAGATGAATTAACATATACTAAGCTAATGGAAAATGATGCTAAAATTTCAGATAGTGTCAATACCATCGAAAAATATGTGCCAATGAAGGTGTTTGTGGGGTAGCATGAAATGCCATTAGACAAAAATAAATGGTCCCAACCTGCTGCGCCCCCGCCGCCTCTCTTTTTAGGAAAAAAAGAGCGCGACCTTGTAAAACAAGTAAATGATGAGCTAATAGAACGTGTTATAGGACAGGAACTTATTTATTACCCCATTAGCATAGAGAACACCAATTTTCACCCTTTGTACGGAGAGGCAGTTGAAAAGAATTTTTTAGCCCCTGTAAAAGTTAATGCACTTGTTACATGGGAAGGATATACTACTACAATATCAAACTTAGGAATTGACAAAAGATTAACAATTTTAGTTAAATTTCATAGGAGGCGCCTAGTGGAAGATCAGGACCTGTATGTACGTGAGGGTGATTTTGTTTTATATGGTCAAGATCATTTCGAAATTTTGACTCTTAACTATCCAAAGCAAATATTTGGACAAGCCTGGGCTGGCTGGGAGAGAGTTTTTGAAATTGAAGCAAAGTGCGTAAAAGCGAGGGAGGGAACATTCGATGCCACCTAATGATTATTCATACACAGGTATAGAAAACGCTGATGATCTTTTTAGCGATGCCTCGACAGAACCCTCAAACTTAGAAACAATTGATTTTGCTTTTTATGATTTCATTAATGAAGAAATGGCCATTAAGACAGAAACCAACAAAGGATGGAAAAAAGTGCCGATTATTTGGTCTTCCCCAGAACGTGCTTTTTTCACAAAAGAAAAGAAAGAATTATATGATTTAGATGGTACCTTAATTTATCCAATTATAAGCATTGAAAGATCATCCATTAACAAAGACTTGACTAAGAAAGGAAAGTATTATGGTGCAGCCCCATTCATGAATGGGCCCTATCACGGAGGAAGGATCATGATTGGAAGAAGGATTGTGCAAGATAAAACAAATAACTTTTCCGTTGCAGATAATAGAAAGAAATATGGCGCCGCCAATCGCACGCCAGGAAGACAATCTTACTACCCGAAAGTTGGGAAAAAAAATAGAAAGATTGTAACAGAGACTTTATATATGCCACAACCCGTTTATGTAGATATTAAATACGATATCACCTTGAATTCAAATTATCAGCAACAAATGAATCAGATGTTGCAACCGTTTACAAAGCTCGGTGGCCATATCAATTCATTTATCATTGAACGTTCTGGTCACTCATATGAAGTATTTATGAAAACCATAGCGCAAGAGACCAATCTTGCACAGTACACGGATGAAGAAAGAAACTATAAAACAAAAATTAGTTTTGATGTTTTGGGATACTTGATTGGAGAAGGCAAAAATCAAATACGACCTAAAATCATTAGACGCGAAAATGCAGTAGAAGTTAAAATTCCCCGAGAACGCGTAATTACAGGCGATACTCAAGAATTTGATCCCAAAAGCGATTTTTATATAGATTAGAATCTTAAAAAGGTTTTTGCTTTATTCCATTACTATTTATTAAAGAAAAAACATATTTGCCAAAGGAGAATTAGGTCATGTCATATAGAAAGTTTAAGTTTATATCTCCCGGAATTTTTATTACGGAAATTGATAATTCACAGTTACCAAGTCAGCCTGCAGAGATAGGGCCCGCAATAATTGGTAGATTTTCTCAAGGGCCGGCCCTCAAGCCAGTTCAAGTTGATTCTTTTGTAGATTTCATTGATATTTTTGGCAAACCATCCCCAGGAGGCCAAGGCGGCGACGTGTGGCGATATGGAAATTTTACTGCCCCAACTTATGCAGCATATGCTGCGCAAGCATGGCTTCGAAATAATTCTCCAGTTACGGCAGTTCGGCTGTTGGGTCAAACCAACTCTGAGGCTACTATAAAGTCCGGGTACGCCGGTTGGAAGACAGTCAATGTCTCATCGACCACCTCCAATGCCACTAATGGTGGTGCATATGGCCTCTTCATTTGTGAAGACCCATACGCCAACGACAACGCCGCCAGCCATATCCTGTCGTCGTCGTACCACAATTCCCGGTGGTCTCGTCAATTGACCGGCACGCTAGCTGCCATATGGTATCTACAGGGTGGAAATATTCAATTATCTGGCCAAACAGTAGACCTCCAGGATGGCCCCACAGACAAGGGGATTTTCGGGAAAGGATACCGTTCGTTTATGCGGGCGGTTGACACTGGCCCCACATTTAAAGTGGTGGTTGCAAATCAAGCCGGTACAGTTATTCAAGATAGCTCTTTTGATTTTAATTCCGATTCACCACGTTTTATCAGAAAAGTGTTTAATACAAACCCAACGTTGACTAATCCCGAGTTAGCTGGCAATGCTTCATCTTCTTTCTGGCTTGGTGAATCTTTTGAAGGAAGCGTCAAGAGCTTCCTGGGTACTAACGGCGCCGGCGGCCCCCTAGGTGTAAGTGGAACGCTTCCCGGCCAAACATATGGAGTTATTTTAAGATTGGCTACACCACTAGGCGGTACCGATGGTGCCGACTTTCGTATGGGCAAATCTAAAAGCCCCAGTGGCCAATTTGCCAAAACAGGATGGTTCATTTCACAAGATTTTGGAGGATCCACCGGCTCTTATTACCCCGGGGACATGCAAAAATTATTCCGCTTCGCGGCACGCGAGTTGGGAGAAGAAACACAACGTAAAATCAAAATTTCCATCCAAGATATCAAAGCATCTAACGATCCTAATAACAATCCTTACGGTAGTTTCAGTGTAGTGGTACGGCACATAGACGATACAGATGCTGCACCTAAAATTATAGAACAGTATAATAATTGCAACTTAAATCCGGGATCGTCAAATTACCTTGCTCGAAAGATCGGCAATAAAACTGAGCAATGGGATGACACAGATCGTCGATATCGCGCCTTTGGAGATCACTTTAACCGCTCTGACTGGATTTACGTGGTGATGGATGAAGATGTAGATCGCGCCGCCACAACTGCAGAGTGCTTGCCTTTCGGTGTTTATGGTCCCCCGCGTTATCTTGGCTTTGCCGTATCGGGCGCCGACAGCGCGACTGGCGCCTCCGCCGTACTCTACAATGTTTCCGGTGCCGGCACAGCGAAAATGAGTATCCCAACCGCCGATGCACAAATTTTTGTGGAATCGGGAAGCGACTCGCCGGCCGGCCACGGAGGCTTTTTTGGAACAATTAGCGCTTCGCTTTCTGGCAATGTGGTGTCCGCTAGGTTTAAATACCCGAGCTTATATCTGCGCGCAACCGCTTCTCGTGGTCCACAATCGGATCCTAAAGATGCTTATTTCGGCGTAGACACTAATTTCGGTTCTACGAATACATTTAATGCGAGCGTCTTCGATCACTTAAGAACAAAATGCGAGGACTTAAATGGTCATGATGCATCGACTACTAACCTCACCGAAGATTCTTTTATCTTTTCTCTCGATGAGGTGAGAAATATCAATGTTTCCTCGTCAGGCTATGTCCTTAAGTATGGCAATGACGCAGTATATGAATCCGGATCCCGCGCGTCGGGGTTCTCGTATACAGCACACACTGGCTCCGGAGAGGTCGCCGCCGCGGACGGCAGTCGAGGTGCGTTAACCGCTTCTTACGAAAATGTCATTGATGTCAACAAAGGCGGCCCAACCGCAGGTTGGAATCGTTTTACAACAGTTCTACATGGCGGCGCCGACGGAGTGGACATCACAGAAAAAGATCCATTTAACAATAGAATTTTAGATACTACCACCAGCACCACCCTCACCCAAGAGAATAACTCGGCGTTCAATTCTGTTAATGTGGCTATTGATTCTTTACGCGACCCAGAAGTTGTCGAATATAATTTGGTGGCGATGCCTGGTATTACTGACAACGAACTTAATACCAAGTTGGTTGAGATGTGCGAAAGTCGTGCGGATGCTTTGGCAATTATTGACCTTAAAGGTGGATACACTCCAGCAGCCCAAAACAGCAGCGCAAGAGCAGCTCGTGCAGGCGACCTAGATGCAGTAATTACTAACAAAAGAAATGACTTGCAGGTTAATAGTAGTTATGGGTGCGCTTATTACCCATGGGTTCAAATTCGCGATACCATCAACGGTTCTACGCTCTGGGTTCCCCCCTCTGTCGTTGCTCTGGGTGCGATGGCTTATGGAGAAGCAACATCGCAACTTTGGTTTGCTCCCGCAGGGTTTACTCGCGGCGGCCTGAGCGCAAATCGTGCAGCCGGCATCCCAGTTGTTGGAGTGGAACAGCGCCTTACTTCAAAAGATCGAGATAGGCTTTACGAGGTGAACATTAATCCAATCGCTTCGTTCCCAGCAGAAGGAATTGTAATCTTTGGTCAAAAAACTTTACAGCTAACTCCTTCAGCCCTTGATAGAATTAATGTTCGACGACTTGTTCTTTTCTTGAAAAAGCAAGTTTCACGGTTTGCTGCAACAATTTTGTTTGATCAAAATGTTCAAGTAACGTGGAATAGATTTAAATCAAAAGTTAATCCTTTCCTTAGTGATGTGAAAGCAGGCTTGGGTATTACAGAGTATAAGTTAATTTTAGATGAGACAACTACAACTCCAGATCTCATCGATAGAAATATTTTGTATGCAAAGCTATACATAAAGCCAGCACGTGCAATTGAGTATATCGCAATTGATTTCATTATTACGGACTCAGGCGCATCTTTTGAGGACTAAAAATTTAATTTAACTCTATTTATTAATAGAGGATAAAAAGGAGATATTAAAAAATGGCCGAGAAGACCAATTTCTGGAGTTCGACAACAATTGATCCAAAGCGATCTTTTCGCTGGGTATTGATATTTGATCATATTCCTACGTATGTTATTACAAAGGTGGGAAAACCGAACTTTTCTGTAGCGCCGGTTAATCACCAGTATATTGCTCACACTTTTAAATATCCCGGCCGAGTAACGTGGGAGGATGTTACAGTAACATTGGTCGACCCCGTATATCCAGACGCTTCTTCTAAAATAGTTAAAATTTTGCAGGCCTCTGGTTATGCTATTCCTACTACCGAAGCAGATGCATCGATTTCCATGACAAAGAAAGACTCAAACCTTGCCGTAGGAGTCCCAGCAATCTCGCAATTAGATGGAAAGGGTCAGCAAATTGAGCGCTGGACTTTACATAATGCGTGGCTTTCAAAGGTTAATTTTGGTGCCCTAGATTACAACACCGAAGAGATGTTAAACGTTGAGTTAACCTTTACATATGATTGGGCCCAATACGAAGGCGATGGCACGCCAGAAAACCCAGTTCCTAAACCTGTTATGACCAGCGGGCTGCCACAGGCGAAGACCATTGAAAAGTATAAAAAAGAGATGGGTTCTATAGAAAAAACTACGGATCTTTTTGGATAGGTAAATAATGGCTGATCGTAAAATATTTTCCCCCGGGATGTGGCAATTTTGGAGCAACTCCAGTGTAAGACCAAAAAGATCTTTTGAAGCCATATTGTTATTTGGAGATCTAATGTTTGGGGGATCAGACTTTAATGGGTTTCCTCCCTACATGGTTAAAAGCTTTAGCCGCCCTGGATACACCGATATAGAGACTCAAGTTGGCGAATACCAACTACATTCCGGCGACTACGCGAAAATAGATTATCCAACACAGAAATTTACAACAAAGGACCTTACAGTTACTTTGGCGGACGTAAACGTGTTTGGCACACAGGGCGCTGACACGGCAGGCCATATTCAAGCGGCCCTGTCTATGATGCAGAAAACATGGACATTTGAAGAGGCTGCTCTGGGCCATCGAGATGGATTTGAAAACGCAACTTATCAGCGATTCCTTGATGGCTATGCAGAAGGAACTCCCCAAGTTATCACGATCCTCGAACTGGACGGTCGAGGAGGCGCTAACGGCGAATGGAGCATATACAAGCCAATTTTGAAAGGAGTAAATTTTTCTGACATCGACTACAGCGCGGAAACTTTGGCCACGATAGAATTAACTTTTGCGTATAAAAACTTCAAATTTACACAAGGCTGGAGTGAAAGAGAATTAGAACGAAGGTTAGACGCCGCAGCCAGCGCCCAAAATAGTAACCTTAGCAATTGGGAGAACAAAGGTTCGAGATGGCTTGTTCGCGGCTATTAAAACTTAAAAGAGTTAAATAAAAAAATAACGAGGTAAAAATGAGTGCAAGATCCAATGAAGACAGACTTGGGGTACCTACCACCCCAACCGAAAAAAATACAGAACTGAAACAACCAAATTTGGAAGGGGGAAGTTTAAAATTTATAACTCCCACTGAATTTGTTGAACTTCCGAGCAGAGGACTCTTCTACCCCCCTGAGCATCCGCTCTTTAATCAAGAAGTTATAGAAATTAAACATATGACCACCAAAGAAGAAGATATTTTAACTTCCGTGGCTTTGTTGAGAAAGGGCCTCGCCCTAGACAGGATGCTTGAAAGCATCATCGTAGATAAAAAAATAAAAATAGATGACTTACTTTTAGGAGATAAAAATGCACTACTTGTAGCGGCGCGCGCGCATGGCTATGGTGCGATATATGAGACTTCAGTCACATGCCCGGAATGTGATGAAACTCAAAATTATTCTTTTGATTTAAGTTCCCTAGAGGTACACTCTTCTTCTGACGAATTTATGGCAGAGCACGGAATTCAAAAAACAGATACAGGTACCTTCCTTGTGCCACTCCCTAAGACACAATACGTAATTGAAGTTCGCTTGCTGACGGGAAAAGACGAAAAACAAATTGCGCAGTTACAAGAACACAAAAAGAAAAGAAACTTTCCAGAGACCCCAGCCACTGATTTTTTAAGATTAGTGATTGTCTCAGTTAATGATATAAGGGATCCAGCACCTTTAAACGATTTTATCAACACATTGCCCGCCTTGCATGGGCGCCACATAAAAGGAACATATGAAAAATTAATACCTTCTCTCGATATGAAACACTCTTTCAGTTGTTCGTCATGCGCCTACGAGGGGGTCCTGGAGGTCCCCCTCACTACAGACTTTTTTTGGTTTAACGCTTGAGTATATAGAAAAAGTATATGAGCAATTCTTTTTACTAAAATACCATGGTAATTGGAGTCTTATCGAAGCCTATAATCTTCCAATTGGTTTGCGTAAATGGTTTTTCGAAAGGCTCGTTAAACAGAAAGAAGAAGAAGCCGAAGCCTATAATTCTGCACACCGCTCAAGAAAATAGTTAAAATTACAGCCCTCAACTAATTATAATAGAACATTTTTGTAAGAAGGGTATCAAATGGCACTAACACCAGAACAAGCAGCTGCGCTAAAAAAAGCTCTCGACGCGATGGGCGAGTCCGGCGCCGAATTACAAAAAACTTTAGAGGCCGGCCTCGCGGCACTCTTAGCTCAAGGCACTCAACTAAAAGAAAACGCTGAGATTGCTCAACGCATAGCTGTATCCCTTGCGCAAGGCAAGGACGCAACAGCGGCTACCAACGACGCGATGAATGCCTCCCTAGACGTGCGGATGCTAGGTGCAGATTTAAACCAAAAAGCGATGATCGCAGCCGAAGGCCAGAGAGATGCGCTCATCGCCATCCGCCAAAGTCTCCAAGACCAAAATTCCGAACAAGCAAAAATACTAAACAATCTCATAAAAGAAACAGATCAACAGACTAAAATCAACAAAAAGACTGCCGAGCGCGCCACAACGACCAAACGACTAGCTAAAACCCAAATGGATATGGGAGATCTCCTCTCAGGCACCGCCGCCGGCGCCAGCGGCATTCTCCTCGCATCGGCCGGCCGCCGCAAAGGTGGAAGAAAAGTCGTATCCAAAGTTAAGCAAATGATAAAGCCAGGGGCAGAGGTGGCTGAACAAACGGTGAAGGCAGGGACGAAGGGGAAAGGAGGAAAAGCGCTCATGGCCGGGGCCACCGGCGCCCTCATATATAAAGGCGCGACATACGCCGCGGATAAATTAATTGAGACAACCCAGGATTGGATTTCAGTAGCCAATGAGGCTAACAAAGCAATCAACACTCAACAGACGGGCCTTGCACGTGCCATGGGCCAGGTATCACGCATGGATATGGCAGTTCGTAAAAGTATACCCGGTATGGAATCTCTCAGTGAGCGTATCATACAGATGCAAAGAGAAAATCAACATTTAGGAATCACACAAGCAGATATCGGCGACGCTATGAAGGCAATGGCGACTAGTTCGCGCACTATGGGTACTGCAATGGGGCGCCTATCTGGCCGAAGCGCCCACGTAGCCAACGGCCTCACGGAGTTGGCCTTCAAGTTTAAAACTGTTGGTATTGAGACAAGTACTTATGGCTCTATGGTGGACATACTTGGTAAAACTTACAGAGTCTCTGACGTTGTTGGTCACAGTGAGAAGTTAGGTGAAGAAATTGTAAATCTGGCCGCAGCCACAGGTCAAATGACCAATGTAGTCGCAACACAATTCGCTACAGCTATGAAACAATTATCAGTTTATTCATTACCCAGAGCAAAGGAAATATTTAAAGAACTGTCTGTTACTGTTGCAGAGACCGGGGTTGAAATGACAACACTTATGAGTGTCGCCGGCCAATTTGATAACATGGACCAAGCTGCCGAAAAAGCCGGACAGCTGAATGCAATGTTGGGAGGTCCATACTTAAATACCATGGATCTGGTTAACGCCACCGAAGAAGAAAGAATCGCAATGTTAAGAGAAGCCGTGGAAGCCAGCGGCGAAAGTTTCCGAGACATGGATCGTTTTAAGCAAAAAGCAATTGCGCAGCAGCTAGGCATTACAGATATAGCTGAGGCACACAAATTGTTAGGGGCCGGCCAGGATGTTATTGAAGCGAAGACGGCGGCAATGGAAAAAAATGCAGTAAGTGCACGAGACATGTTCAAAGCAACAGGTGATGTCGCACAGAATGCCACAGAGTTTGGCAAACAATTCGCCGCGGCCAAGGAAAGTGCGATGTTGGTGGGCGGCGCCTTTGATCACATTGAAAAAGGCGCGCGCGCCGTTAATAATACCATGTTTCAGATTGGGGAATCGTCCGAAACTTACATACGTAAATATGTTGTAGGAATGGCGGAGGCTACTGCGAATGCCTACAAAGCTGCCGAATCACACGCCAAGGCCGGAGATTTTGGAAAAGCAATCCTAAGACAAGCCACAGCCCCACTTGATGTTGTGAAAAAGATGGGGGAAATTATGCTAGATGATGTTATTGGGGGCACGGCCGTGGGCCCCACGCCAGTGACGGGCACCAACGTCGAAAGTGCCCGGGCCACACCAACATTTCAACAAATAAAAGCAGGGATCCCCGCAGCGCCACGGCCTGAACCCACACACGAAGCCGCCTTGAAGGTGATAAAAGAAATCTTAGGGCCTAATGCCGGCTTCAAGGCCACCATAGAAAATATTATAAAAATAGATGATAAAGTTATACACAGATCGGTTGATGAAAACGTAGACATGCGTATGAGAGAAGCCATACAATAGGAGCAAAAGAGTGCCAACGCCAGTATCAAGATTTAAAGAGTCATATAAAACATTTTCGTTTGAACCTCTCCATGTACAATTACAGCGCACCTCAGCGCGTAGCAAGGATATAACAATTCCGGTCGAGGATCTGAATGTTGCACAAACCTTCAACCCAAACTACTCTGATGAACCGGTTTATGGCCGAATGGACCCTATTCCAACCTATAAAAACACAGGAAGGACAATGAGTATTAACTTCGTTTGTCGCGCACATCATATTATTGATGGTGCAGGTGGCGTAGTTAACAACGTACGTAATATAAATTTACTGACACAGCTTTTATATCCTGCTTATTTTACAGCCGGCGTTTCTATTGATGGAGACCCTCCTGCCATTTTGGGTGCGCCTCCATTTTTTAGAATAAAATATGGAAATTATATTGGAAGCTATTCAAGTTTTGGCGAAATTGAGGGCCCACTAGCCCGAGGTCTAACTGGCTATATCACCACCTTTGATCATCAATTAGGTGCAGTTGCTAAAAATGTTGCCTTCGGAAAAGAAGGCGACGATACCGCGTATCGTGCACTTCCTCGGGAAATCAAAGTTAATTTTAATTTTACGGTTGTTCATGATCAGCTTGTAGGGTGGTACAATGGTGAATTTAGCCCAAACGGCTATGGCAACAATTTTCCGTACAATGCGGGCCGGTTTGGTGATTTAGGATCTGATGCACGCGTGGGAGAAACCACACCAGCTAGCGAAACTACAGCGGGGGTTGCCAACGCTGCTATATCCGGCCCCACGAACGCGTCGGAAAGAGCTGCTGACCCACAGGGAGTTCATAATCAAGTGACAAACGCACAGTCGGACCAGAATCTTAATATTTCCCCCCATGGGCACAGGCCCGCCACCTCTTCTAACACCGGGAAAGGATATATATAGATGGCTTATAATTTTTCACGATATACAAATAGGGATATTTTAAAAAATGCTTCGGGCCAATACATCGAACAACTTTCTAATAGAGATGTACGCCTTATAAGACACTTTGCGACTCCTAATATAGATTATCCCTCTAGTGATGTACTCGGGCAACTAGATATTGAAAACGAAATTTGGGGAATTGGGAGTAGATTTTATAAGATTGCAGCAGAACATTATGGAGACCCTTCTTTATGGTGGATTATACCTTGGTTTAATAAACTGCCTTTAGAGTCTGATTACGAACCAGGAGAGGTTGTCCTTGTTCCAAAACCCTTAAATGTTCTTTTAGACTTTTTTGAGTAGAAAAACAAATGTCAACAACCGAAAAGCAAAAAAATTATAAAGAGACGCGGCAGCTACAAGACGCTAATCTACAACAATCTTGGTACAAACAAGCATATTTATTAAATTATATGTACCCCCTTGTAAAACCATTGACGAAAAAAATAAATCCTAGTAAATATGTCAAACTAATAGATACAAAAAATAGCAGTGAAATGGTTTTAAATCGGCTAACAATATCAAAAGAGGTTATGACTTTCTTTGAGGGCCGGCCCATAGATTATGCTCAGCTAGTTCCTCAAATCGAAATATATAAAATTTACACAAAAGACAAAAAACGAGTTACTGAAGTGCTCCTTCCCTTCACTTCTTTTACCAATTTTCAAAAGGACTGGACCAGTGCCAATCTCCTAAATGCCCCTTTTCGTGGGAGAGAAGCAGGAATAGAAAGTGTCTCCGTAAAAATGGATGGTATAGGTAAAAACCCTTACCAAGCAAACTTTGTGAGCGTTACATTAAATTTGGTTTTTAATGATGTGAAAACTTTATTTAAAACATGGGGCACCAAAGACGGTCACGAAGTTCAGTATGCAGATTTAATTAGATATCCCGCAAGCACAAAGGGCTCAGATACGAAAGCCGAATCGCTTCCAGCTTTTTCACAAATAAAACTTTCAATAGGGTGGGGCGCCAACGAACAAAATCCCATCTTTAAAGAGACGACGAAAGGCGCCTTATTCGCTTCCGCTGCAAAAAACTCTAGAATGAATTTTGTTCTCACTTTTCATAAACACGATATGGAATTTATGGAAAACGGCTCTGTAAAGGTAACTGTACAATATCAAGGCGCGCTAGAAAACGCATTCAAAACTATCAACTCTGATATTTTAAATAGCTATAATATTGATGATAAAAACATTCGAACATTAAAAGCTCAGCTAATTAAACTCGAAGCGACTGGCGAGTGGGATGCAACAAAGAAAGCTTTCGGAGCAAACAAAAAACAACTCTCAGATTTAAAAAAGCAAAAAGCAGCTTTAGAAAAGCTTGAAGCCACCCGAAAAAAAATAGAAGATCTTGTAAAAGCTGCCAAGGGGGATGATGCAACTTATGTGGATCTTCAAAAACAACTTTCAAAGGACTACGAAGCATTTAAAGAAACTTTAAAAGGATATCAGAGCACTCAAGATTTTCTTAAAAGCGAACTTGAGGCGGCCGCCAAGGGCATACCTATAGATAAAAATTTATTGTCCGCTGCTAGCGGCGCCGGAATGGATACCAAAAAGGTAGGTGCAGAAATAGGAAAGCAGATCGCCACCGCCGAAAATTCAGTAAAATATGCAGTAGAATTAAAAAAGAAGCGAAATCAAGTATTAAAAGGGATACAAGCCTTAGAAGCAAACATGCGCGCCCAAAATTTATTTGCGCACGTAGAACAGCTAATGAAAAAGGATCGAGTAGCCTGGATAAATATTCACAAAAATAAAGCTTTTGAGAGTTTTACAGGCTATCGAGAACTCTTAGAGGGTCTTGACAAATTCAAACGCAAAGCTATGCAAGAAACCGGTCTCTCTGCTAAAGAGCTTAGCGCACTGGAAGACTCCGGCGTGGATGTCAAAGGTCTCGTCAACATGACAGAAAAAGAAAGAACGGAAGCGATGTCAACACTTCAACAAGATTCTGCAAAATCTGCACCACCCGCCGCCGGCGCCCAAACAGGGGGGCTGGACCCAAAGCAAGCGGCAAAAAATTTGAAAGAGAAATTAAAGGCGGAAAAATTAATAGAGACACTAACCACCCCTTCAGGGGAAGAGATTACCATCAATACCTTTAAAAAGATCGGAGGCGCCTCTGAGTTATTTTCTTCAGAAGATACCAGCAAAGGCGAGAAAATTATGTTTTTTATGTTAGGTGATTTAATATCAACTATATTTGATTATGGCAAATTTGGCGAAGGGTTAGAAGAACAAATACCAGGATACAGGTTGATCTTTGGTAACATGGAGTTTAATGCTCCGATGGCAAACAATGCAACAATAGCTAGTTTGTATCATCTTCCAATATCTTTAGAATTTTTTACAATTTTCCTAGCTCAAAAAATCGTAGCAGAAGGAAAAAAATCATACGCTCTTAAAGTTTTCATCCAAGACTTAATGCAATTCATTGTCGATAAAATCACTGCGCCGTCCGGCATCGCAGCGGAAGGCCTTGCAATGGTTAATCCAACCTCCTCTAAAAAATTTGCACTTGAACTTACACCACTTGGCTTACCAAAAAAGTTTCTAGAAAGTAAGATGAAAAGCGGCGTGCACCTTAATCCCGTATTAGATCTGGGAATTGAGAATGAAAAAAAATACAATGTCGCAAAAAAAATACCCATTAATAAATTGTCTAGCGCGTTTTTGCTAGCCCCTCGTGTCGACGACCCTTTCCAAGAAAGAGCGCTCGGTCTCCAAGTGGCAGATCCTATACAAGACAAGCTAGAAGGCATTCCACATTTTATGGTAGGAGGTCCAAGCACAGGCCTTCTAAAAAGTATAAAATTTACAGAAGTAGCAAGTCCAGAATTTGCGATGTCTATGATGAGAACAGGGGCCGGCAGTGGTGTGCTGCCTGGCCGCGGCAATATACAACCCAAATATTTTAAGTGCGAAATGGTTTTAATAGGAAATCCATACTTTACGATAGGCCAAAAATTTTATGTCAACACTGCTCTAATTAGTGGCGGTCTTTTCGAGAAACATAATATCATGAATGGGGGGTATTATAATGTAATGAGCGTTGAAACCAACATAAGCTCCGGTAAATGGGAAACACGTATAGGAGCTACTTTACTCTACACTGATTCAGCTATCACAGCCTCAAAGAAAAAAGCTAAAGCTGCCGCGCAAAAAGTTAAAGACGAACCAGAAGCAAAACAAGCGGAACTCAAACAGAAACAAATAGACGCCGAACATGAAGCTGGAAATGCTGTAAAAAATATTCCTCCTAGTAACCCCTGATATTTAAAATAGCGAGAGATGCTAGATTCAACCATTGAAAATAGAGCAAACAAACTAATTATTAAAAAGGGAATAAATACTAATGGCCAACAACATCCTCCCGCCGTACGCTAACAACTCCACGGTTGAGCCACAAATGTTTGAGCAGCGGCTTTTATATAGAGAAAAGTCTTTCTCTCGTCTTCTCGACCTAACCCCTTTGGATCTTTTATATGAAAAACCTTTTTATGGCAAAGTAGATATACATGGCACACCCATATATCCCTCCGAGATTAATATGACTCAGTTACCTGGGGCAGGTTTGATGTTAGCTTTAGATTTTGTAGCAGTCGCTTTTCGAGATTTTAAAAATTTTATGGACAGGGCTATGGCCTCCAACCAAAGGCTTTTTACTGATATGTTTTCTTCTTTTATACCTAAATCAGCACTAGTAAATGTACATCAGGCCTACAACGATCATTTTGTTAAAAACGTCTTTGAAATATTCGCCAATGAATATATGAATGTGCCAAGGATAAATAGAAAAATTAGAAATTTCGACGATTTAACGCGAGAATTTTTACATTATACTAAAGCAATGTCAAATGAGCTTCCTGTTACCAAGACTGCCTTTATTGTCTCTCCATTCTGCCCAAACGCTATTAGTGGGCTTTTTATTGAATTGGAAAATTTGCCTCATGGCGATGATTTAGTTAATTATAAACGATTTCTTTCGGCACCTTCTTTTAATAGATATTTAAAAGTAGCAGCAAATTTTGGATTTTATGTGGATAAAAATGCCCCGTGGAGGATAGCTGCAAATATGGATTCGCCTCCTATGACTGGCATTTGGCCCGATAATGAACCACATCCGACCGGCTACATGGAGCGTTTTGGCGTCGGCTTAGAAGATAATAATGTTTTTTCCACTTATTTTTATGAAAGCGAATATTTTTCTTATGAAAGTATTAAAGCGCGTCTATGGAATATGTATGTATCTTTGATAACAGAACCCAAGACCAGTACTTATGGTACAATTTATGAAGCGAAAAATTGCATGAATGCAACGTGGGCCCCTATTAATTCAAGCAGATACAAAACGATTTTCAAGGAAGGCTTCAGAGAAAAGGTTTCTATTTATTTTGATGATGGCGACATCCCCCTCGACTGGCCAACCAACGAACCCCTCCCACAAACATTTAAACAACAATATGATGATGAATATTTTTTAGAGTTTTATTTTAAATTAAGATTAGCGGAAAGTAATATTAAGTACGTGCCAAGAGAGCTTAAGGCAGTACTGAAAAAGGCATCTAATTTTCATAAGACTTTTGGCATTGAGGCCGCCGTCGCATACATCGGCCACGTAACCAAACAAACAAAAATATATAAAGAAATACCTATTGACAAAGTGCCTCCTTTTAGGATAAACTATTTTGGTGATTCAACTAGTTCGGGCTTGTATTCTTATAAAATGCCTGCTATAATGAAAAAAGAAAAAATGCCGACAACTAAAAGCACTAAATATTAGATAGATGATTTTTCAAACATTTGATGACAAAAAGAAATGCGTGGCCATTTGTGTAAAAGACAAAATTCACAAAGACAAGATACCGCCCTCTCTTACAAAAACATGGGATTACTCTGAAACACTGCGGGATAAACGCATTGAGTATGCAAAATACTATTGTGGTGGAAAGGATTTAAATGAAATATGCCCTGACCACCTGAGAAAAGAATGGGAAAGTGTAAATAAAAAACTAGAGGCCTTCCATAGAGCGACTTGCGAAGCAAAGTTGGATCTTAACGAACATTGTTTTTTTGATCTTGTTCCCCCACACTTTCTATTAAACTATGGACGAATCAAAGACAAAATTTGCGCCTATATTTTTTCAAATTTTAAAAAACCGCATAATTATGAATTCATGGTCGACCTTATAAAAGTTTTAACAGAGATCAAGAATACAAAATTAAATATAAACGCAGCTCCCTTGGATGCTCGCCGCCATGAATTTAAAGTGCGGAAATTTCTTAAAAAAATAAACAAAACGTCCCCTTACATTACATATAACATGCAAGGTACTAAAACTGGAAGACTCACGTCAAAAGCTTTTCCAATCTTAACAATGGACAAAGAATATAGAATAATTTTAAAACCCAATAATAAGTGGTTTTTAGAGTTAGATTATAATGCCGCAGAGCTTCGTGTAATGTTGGCACTTTTAGGGAGGGAACAGCCAAAAGAGGATTTACATGAATGGAATTTAAAAAATGTGTATAAAGGAACAGGTACTAGAGACGAAGCAAAAAAGAGAATATTTGCGTGGCTATATAATCCAGAATCAAAAGACCATCTACCAAGCCAAGAATATAATCGAGAAGAACTTTTAACAAAATATTGGGATGGAACTCATATTAAAACATATTTTAATAGAGAAATTGAAGCAGACAAACATCACGCCTTAAATTATATTATTCAATCAACGGCGGCTGATTTATTTCTTCGACAAATGATTAAAGTTTGGAAACTACTTAAAGACAAGAGATCTCAAGTCGCATTTTGTTTGCACGATTCTCTTATAATCGACTTGGCCGAAGAGGACGAGGCAATGGTAAATGAAATAAAAGAAGAATTTGCAATTACAGAGTTAGGCAAATTTAAAGTAAATGTTTTCGGCGGCAAAAACTTTGGCGAGATGAAAAGGATGAATGTGAAATAATGCAAACGATAATTGGATTAGGAAAAGCGGGTTGCAATATTGCTGATAAGTTTTCTCAATACCCTCAATATAAAATATATAAGATAGACACCCACCTTAAGGAAGCTGCGCGCAGCTATAACTTTCCAGAATATGATCACCCTGAAAAATATGAAGAAAATTGTCCGAATTTAAAGCGCTTTCTTAAGGACGTAAAAGATGATATTTTAGTCGTAACTAGCTGCGGTTTCATTTCGGCCTCAATACTTAGAATTTTAGAGCAAATAAAACATAAATGTCAAATAAGCGTATTATATATCAAACCAAATCGTTTATTACTTTCCGAATTAAAAATTCTTAATGATAATGTTATCTTTCATGTGCTCCAAGAATACGCGCGCAGCGCGCTGCTTGAAAGAATATATCTGGTGGATAACACAGAAGTAGCTAAAATTATTGGAGATACGCCCATCCGAGAGCATTTTAATAAATTAAATGAATTAATTGTACATACAATACACATGATGAATGTATTGAATAATTCAGAAGCAGAGACTGATACATTTGCACCTTTTGTGGAGACTGCAAGGATGTCAACTTTTAGTTTATTAAACTATGAAACCGGTGAAGAAAAACAATTTTTTGATCTTGACATTCCACGCGAAAAGAGATACTATTATGGAGTACCTGAAAAAATATTACAAACCGATGGAACATTATTAAAAAAGATCGAAGAGCAATTAAAAGAACAAAAACAACATGATAAAATGAAGATGAGCTATGGAGTTTTTTCAACAAGTTACAATGACATCTATGCATTTAGTTTGTTGAACAGCACTGTGGTACAAAATAACAAGTTTAGGCTTGACAAAGATTTAAATTTATAGTATTATATAAAAATAGCGGTACAAGAGAGTTATTGTACTGACTTTAACAAAAAAAGGAGACAAGAAATATGTCAATCAA